AATGTAGAGTTTAGAAGACACTCAATCTTGAGATCTGGTAACCATACGTTTGAATATCTTGGTTTCGGACCAGGTAACTATTCAACTGCGTTCCCTCAAACACAGGTAGAGACATTATCTGCTGATCAGATTAAGTTCTCTCAGTCTATTAAGGAAGAAGCAGGTGTTGCTTTCTATTCTGGTCTTAACTCTAACGGTGACCTGTTTATTGGTAACCAAGTTATCAACCCAGTTACAGGTCAGATTACTAACGAAGATATTGCACAACTAAATGTTATTGGTGAGGAAAATACAACCATTGAAACATTCTCTGAGTTGGTTCTTACCGATAAACTTACCGTCATTGGTGGTGCATCTAACCAGTTAGAATCTATCTTTGCAGGTCCAGTTACTTTCCAAGGACAATCTTCCTTTACAAATAACATTCTTGCTAAGAAGATCACCTATAATAACCAAGACGGTACAGTTATCAAGCAAACCTTATTGGCACCCGAAGTTGCAGGACAACCAAGTTTTACTAATATCACAGGATACGATACACCTGCTGATGGCGATCTTGTTTATAACATCAACTGGTCACCTGGCAAGTCGCTTGGTTGGATATACCACGGTGCGACTTGGTACGAATTTGGTCTTACGGATACTGGGGATATCAATATTGATCCTAACAACGGCAACACACGGATTGGTATTGGTACTGCTCCTAATGCTAGTTACAGGATCAATGTAGACGGTTCTGTTAGAATCGATGGTGATGTTGTTGGCACAGGTCGTGGTGTTGTAGGTTCTGATAAGTATATCACTAAGACATATACTGGAGATGGATCTACACTGACATTTGCAGTTACAACATATACGGGTGGTATTCAACACAGTGATGATTCTCTGTTAGTATTCCTCAACGGTGTTGCACAGATTGCAGGCACAAACTACACTGTAGATTCTAACGGTGCTAACGTAGTGTTTGCATCTGGTGACGCTCCTCAATCTACTGACACAGTTCATATTCTTGAGTTGCCTATCTGATACTATAAATATATCAGGAGACATACTAATAGTAGGTAAAGATGGCAATTAAAAGAATTAGTGATAACCAGATTGCTGATACCACTAATGCGATTCTGACGACATTAAGTTTTTTGAATCAAAATAGTGTTTTGCGAGTTCCCGCAGGAACGCAGGCAAATCGACCTACTGGTGTATCTGTAGGTACAATTAGATTTAATACTGATACCGACTCTGCTGAAATTTATAAGGCAGATGATGGAACTGGTAGTGCTGGTTGGACTGAAGTTGCTGGTGGTGGTCCTTCTGTAGGTAATGATGCGATAATTAGAACTAATGGTGTCAATCTTACTGAAGATGCTACTGTTGGACCTACTGCAAATGGTGACGAAAAGTTCACACATGGTTTCCATCATGGTGATCTTACAGTTGCCAATACAAAAACTCTTACCATTGAGAATGGTGCAAGTCTCACACTAATTGATGATACGAAACCTCTTGCATATAAAGAGGATTTAGTTATGCCTGGTGATGTCATCCAGATGAAATTTGATCAATCAAGTGTTAGGCATACTATTACTAATACAAATGATATTACTGATGGTGGTGCAAAAGTTCAAGGATTAGATATTACATTTGTGCCTAAAAGAAGCAATTCTAAAATTGTTTTGGAGGCACATATAGCTCATTCATGTTCTCACGTTGTCAGTTTTGGTTTCAGAATTAACGGCGCTGCTGCTGCTAACCTCCAACCTAACACTAATTCTAATAACAGTAATGTAACTGTTTTTGATGGTGGTAACAATTCTGGACATATAATGGTGACATCATGGATGCTCACACCAACAAATCCTGGTGCTGGTCAAAGAATGGATATTAGTGTAGGTGGAACCGCTTCATGGAGTGGCAATCAGTCTTCTTATACACTGTATATCAATGACAGAGATAGTCAGGACATGGCATCAGTCAGTTCAATTGCTGTCTACGAAATCGCACAGTGATAAATAGAATTAGTGAATATAAATAACAGAGACTAGAGGAACAACCAAGCATGTCAACACTTAATGTAGGAACAGCAAACGCAACTACGGTGAATGTTGGTACTGGTGGTCTCGTCTTTAACGACGGCACAACACAGACAACCGCACCTAATCCAGCACTTGCGCTAAACGACCTCACCAACGTCACAGCGGGATCGCCTTCGGCAGATCAAGTACTTCAGTGGAATGGATCTGCATGGGTTAATGCTGATTCCTCTGGTGGTATTGAGGTAGGAACAAGATCTCAACGTCCTGGTTCTCCTCAGAACATGGCGAACATGAGATACAACACAACTGATGATGTGTTGGAAAACTACATGAAAAACAACGGCGAAGGTTCTCAAGCAGGATGGCACGCTGTTGGTGGTAGACAGATGATCGCTCACAGAACCATTCAGGAATCTGTAAGTAGTGTTGATATTCGCTGGGGTCAGGCATCAAGTAATGCCAGACAAAAATACTGGGGTTATGAAATTCACTTCAGTTTCTTCGAGAACAACTCAAACGATACCTACTGGTATCTTCGTTGGTGGGATGCTGCCAATAACCTTTCATCTGGTGGTAATTATTACTACAATATGGAATTGTATGCATCAAATGATGGTAACTATGGTGGTAACCAGAATGGTGCATCTCAGATATATCTAAACTCTTGGTCTAGTTATCGTGGTGCTGCAAACGGTGAGTCACATCACTCGTTTACAATGTGGATGCACACTAATCCACATGACAATAGTGGTCACTATTGGTCTTATCACTGGAATGGTGGTGGTGCTCAAGTTCAAGAAGGTGGCGGCGGCGCTAATATCTCTGGTGGTGGAGGTTGGAACGGAGGAAATAACTCTCCTCAAAATGGTTCCGTATTCCCGATTCGTGGATTTAGGTTATACTATAACCCTAGTTCTCGAAATGTTGGACAAGGTATCCACTCTAATATTACAGTATATGGTATTGGTGGATATGAGGGTGATCAATACCCCAACGGATACGGCGACTACAACTAATTCTTTATATCGAACACCTTACACTTTTAGAAACATGAAACTTAGAAAAGTATCCTTTGCTGACAAAGAAGCATATTACAGAGAAAAATTAGGTGGTCCTGAAAATGTGATGCACTCTGAGGGTGTTGGCAAAACACGTCCACTGACTGATGAAGAGTGGACTTTATATGTTGAGCAACTTCCTCATCCTGATGTCCATGGAGATTCACAACTTGATTTTTCATATCAGGGAGTTCGTAAACAATTCTATCCTCGCACCGATCCTCAACTTGGTGCAATTTGGAAAGCACTCAAAGCAATTAAAGAAAGTGGAGTAGATATTGGTACATCTGCAACCAATATGCTTGCTCAAATTGAAGCAATTAAGACTAAGTATCCTAAACCTGAGAACGTTGAAAATTACGAAGGTGGTGGATGGGAATTTGATAATGTTAACGGAACAGAAAATCCTGGAGAATCTTAATTCTCTATGTGTTATAATTAGTATGTAATCATTGATTTATTATGGCACAAATACATAATTTGTTTAGTGTTCCTGTCTATGAATTTGGTGTAGATGATGATGAACTCTTAGCAACACTAAGAAATCATCTAGATCATGAAAGAAGCATCAATTATGAAGAGACACCGTATTCTATTAGAGGTGCAACATCTCATCACACTCGTGATGATCTTGCTAATTTAGATTGCGATTGGTCAAAGAAATTAAAAAATTTAATACTTAATGTTTCCAGTAAGTATTATCATCATCTAAAAGGTTATCCTCTACCAGTAACCGTGGATGTTAATTGTTGGGGTATGTGCATGAGTAAAGGTGATTATTCTGCTATGCATAATCATCCTGGCGCAGATGTATGTGGTGTACTTTGGTTGACTGTCCCTGATAAAGAATTGCGTGATGAACGTGAAGGTCAATTAGTTCTCATGGATCCTGCTTACGCTAGACGTGTTGGTGAGTTTAGTTATCCTAATGTAGACGTAGAACCCAAAGAAGGTTGGGGTCTTCTTTTCCCACCATACTTAGAACATGGAACAGAACCTTTTTACTGTGATGGCGATAGATTTTCAATCGCTTGGAATGTGACAGTTCGGGGTTGACTTACAAACTGGCACAGGGGGTATGGCACCCCCTTTTTTTATGCTATAATAACAAGGTATTCAATTAAGAGACCAGTCCGATGCCTCAGTTCACTCTCATCTGCACTGATGAGGACCAAACTGTTACAACTAAAGAATTTGATGCTACAATGCTACAGGAAGTTGTTGAGAAAACTCAAGACTTTTTGAAGGGTGTAGGTTATTGTTTTGAAGAACTTGGAGTGCAGGTTTATCCTGCTCCAAATACTGATGAAGACGAAGAACTTCGTAGTATTTACAACAGTTCTGACCACTAATCTTTCACATATATAACTGTAGTAGTTCACTTTTGTTTTCATACAAACTAAACAATGGGCAAGACATTTCGGCGCGGTGGCAATGAGCGAGGATATTACTCGCCAGGAAAATCCATCCGAGATAAGCGACAAAAAGGTGGCACCAATCGAACAAACTGGGGAGAAGACTCACATGAATCCTACCAATCCAAAAACAACAAACGACCCAGAAACTTCGACTCACAACTTGATGATGATGGATGGATCTGAAAACGAAAATCTTCCTGAAGAAGTAGAGTTTGATGATGCAACTGAGGTAGACTACGACCTCGATTACACAGTTCAATACTAAGTTACATGCACAACGAATCTCAAGACGACAAGTTCAATAGAGGACTTGATATTTTTATCGAGTCAGTTATTGAACCTGATCCGACTCTTAGAGCAAATGCTCATGAGCAGCAATGCTATCATGAGTTGATGTACATTCGTGAGTATGTTTTGAACTATCTCAAAACTTTGCGCCGCCACTAATGATCGGACTCCACTCAGCAATCCTTGACAAGGACGAAAAAATGATCCTAAAAGATGCTCTTTTTTTGTATGTTTCAGACTTGCAAAAAAGGTATTATGGTGATAAACTTATTGAAACCGATGTCTATCTCGCTAAAATGAAAGAGGTAGAAGCAATCGTTGACAAATTACACCTGACAGAACTTTATCGATGACTATTCAATGTATTCGATTCATCAGCGGCGAGAATGTCGTTGCTGATGTTATTGAGGAAACTGCTGATAGTATCACTTTTTGTGATGCAATCGTTGCAGTTCCTACCAATCAAGAAGGAACGCAAATCGGTTTCATGCCGTTTGCTCCCCTCCAAGATCCTGCTGAGAAAAATCTTACTATCAGCAAACAGTTTGTCATGTATGTGACTAAACTTGCTCCAGATCTAGAATCACAGTATAATAAGATGTTCAACCGTCCAGAGGTCATCACTCCTAAAAAGCAACTGATCCTGTGACGGTTGACAAACCTGCACACTAAATCCCCATTGACCCAATTTATATGCAATCATAATCATGTTGGAAAAAGAAATCCGCCTATTGAACAAAGTAATCAAGAAAGGTGAACGCGGTGAAGTCGCATACAGCGATGAAGAACTGATTAGACTCAAGAAAAAACGTACACAGTTGCGTAATTGGAAACGTGACGCACTCAAATCTCAAAACAATGGATTCGGTCAGTATGTGGAATGAAGACTTCAATCTCTCTTATGATGAGAATGATGCAATTCAAGTTGAAGAAGATTCTTGGGTCAGTGATGTCCTAGGAACTGAAGATGCTGTTATTCAGGATCTTGTATATGGAAAATGATCGCTGGCGTGTATCATGGAGGCGACAGAAAAAAGTAAACGGATTTACATCTACACAATCCGTTATTGTATATGGGATTGACAATGTTGAACATGTAATTAAAACAGTTGTCCCCACCGATGAGTGGGATGTGACACCTGCATAAACTGGCACAGACTCCTTGACAGGGGTCTTTTTTTATACTATTATAATAATAGGAAAACAAACAGGCACGGGTGAGCGACCCCAGTGGAAAATGCTCTTTAAGTTGAACCTCTGTTTTGTTTTCCTCCACCTATCATCGAAAAATCCATAATGAAAGATAAAGTTTTGTTTGGTGATTGTCGTGACACACTACAACAAATTGCACAATCTGGTAGTAAAGCAAGGATGTGTGTGACATCTCCTCCTTATTATGGTCTGCGTGATTATGGCAATGAAGATGATCAAATAGGTCTAGAAGAATCACCTGAAGAGTTCATTGAACAGTTAGTGGAAGTATTTCGTGGCGTTCGTGATTGTCTCACAGATGATGGAACTCTCTGGGTTAATATTGGTGATAGTTATTATAACTATCGAGGTGGTAAAGGACAGGCATTACCTAAACAATCAGTAGCAACAACTAATCAAGATCTACCACAAAAGAATCCTAGACGAGGTAACAAACTCAAAGGATATAAAGAGAAAGATTTGATTGGTATTCCTTGGATGTTAGCATTTGCATTGAGGAAAGATGGATGGTATTTACGTCAAGATATTATTTGGTCTAAACCTAATCCAATGCCCGAAAGTGTCAGGGATAGATGTACAAAATCACATGAATATATTTTCTTGCTCAGTAAGAGTCAGAACTATTATTTTGATGTGGATAGTATTAAGGTGCCCACTGTTGATGGTAATCAATTAAAGCGCAAAAAGTCAGTGTGGGAGGTGAAAACTAAACCTTACAAAGGTGCTCATTTTGCTGTCTATCCTACTGAACTAATTGTTTCTCCCATCTTGGCAGGTAGTGAAAAAGGTGATATTATTCTTGACCCATTCATGGGATCTGGAACTACTGCTGCGGTTGCAAAATCACTTGATAGGCATTATCTTGGGTGTGAATTACATGATGATTATGATGAACTAATCAATAAAAGAGTGGACCAGTTGATGTAGTGTCACAACTCCCTTGACTTGGGACAGTTTTTCAATTATATTAAGATCAAATCAAACAAACCAATGGCAGAGGTTCAACAACACGGTAACAAATACGAAGACATTGTTACTCGTGAACGCACTGGATTGTCTAAGAAAGAATATGACAAACTGAAGGCAAATGGTTATACTTCTCCTTTCGATCTTGCAAAAGGTTTGAAGGTAGAATATGATGCTAGTATTAAAACCACTGGTGGTAATACTATTTGTTGTTCAGATCTCTTACGCATGATGCAACACAGAGATTATAGATTGATTATCGGTTGTTATAATCAAGTGGGTAAAACAAAAGTATTTCATACACAATATGAGTTCTTTATTCAACCAAAGGACTATTCTATGCTTTGGGGTAAAATGGACTATCAACTGGTAGAATCATTTGTAGATTTTGTGAAAACAATTCCACACGGTCCAGATGCACAGAAAGACACCAAATCTGTTCGGGATAGTTTTCAAAAACAAGTGCAATGCGAAGAAGCATTGTTTACTATCAATCCCAAAGTAGATAGTAAGAAGCAACGTCGTGTTCAATGTTCACTAAAACTTGACGAATTGATTGCTTCTGGTGTACACTATAATAAGACTGATCTTAACATCACTATCGATTCTTCACGCCGTAAGTTCAACAAATGAGAGCATTTTGTCCCCCAAAAAATACTCCTGAAAAGGATATTGTAATGACGCCAGAATATCTGGCAAAGGAAATTATTGAGCATTTCAATCCTACTGGCAGGATCCTAGATCCCTGTCGTGGTGAAGGTGCTTTCTATGATAATTATCCTGAAGGTGATCACGATTGGTGTGAACTTGGTGAAGGTAGAGACTTTCTTCAATATCAGAAAAAGGTTGATTGGATTATCACTAATCCTCCATGGTCTAAGATGCAACAATTCCTAGCACATGGTATGGTTATTGCTGATAACATTGTCTACCTCACAACTATCAATCACTACACCACAAAACGTCGTATTCGTGACATGAGACAGGCAGGATTTGCTCTTAAAGAGATATATAATGTGCCCACACCTAAGAATCCTTGGCCTCAACTAGGGTTTCAACTTGCTGCGGTGCATACACAACGAAACTATAAAGGTGATATTAAGTTTTCATATTCACCTGATTTATCTCATTGACATTGTATACATAATGCTGTACAATACACTCAATACAACTACACTTACAATCTAATCAATACTTTTATATGACACTTCAAATTCCTTTCATGCCCATGGAATCTACTGAAATGGATTGGGGCGATCGTGAGTTTTCTCCTCGTAATTGCGATTGGGAAACTTACAAGGCACTGGAGACACATCCGATTCAACGTCACGAAGATCTGAGAATCGAGGACAAGACATTTAAGGACAAAATGTCTACTCCATCTCCTAACCATAAAGTTATTTGGTCTGCAAGAATTGCAACCGAATTTGAACACCCTACTGATGCTAGTAAAACATTCAAAGTAGGGGAAGAAATCCTTGCCGATGGTCACGGTCGTCGTGCATGGTGGAGTCTACTTGCTAACGAATTGACTCGTCCTAAGAATTTTCTACTGCTCACAGTTGATGTTAATTCTTGGGAAGAATTGATTGCTGCTTATAGTTGGTTTGACTCAAAATATGACGTGGAGAAAGCGAAGGACCGTATGTATGGTGCCTATCGTTCTGTATTGCGTCCCAAAGGTATCAGCGTTACTAGTGAAGAACTGCTGAGTCCTATGCCTCATGAATACGCTGCAAATCTGGTCTGGCCAGATAAGTTTAAGCGTGGTGCGGTTAGTGATCACTACTCTGCTGTTGTCCTAGCAGATCAACTAAAAGATGCTATCATTTGGTTGGAAGGTGTACTTACTAACGACAATCGTGGTCGTAAAATTGCACTTCCTAATGTAATTCTATCACCACTACTTGCATCTTATTACAAGTATTGTAAAGATGCTGATAAACTTGCAAAGGTCGAAGAGTTCATCTATAAAGTTACTAACGACAGGACAAATCACGATCCTGAAGATGGTAAGTTTAATGCTGTAACTTTGTTCCTTGATGGTTGGAAAGCAAGGAAAAATGACAACCCTCCTGATTGGTTGGGTGGTTGTATTTTGAAGGCAAACTATCAGTCAGAAATTACTGAAGGTTTTGTTCTTCTTCACGTTGACAAATATGTCAAAGGTGAGTGCAACAAACGTCAGACACATTCAGACTATTGTAAAGACAAGAGATCTTATCGAGATAATTGGCAAGAATCTATGCGAGAGGATGAGGAAACCGCTCAGAGTCTAGAGAAAGTCTTTAACATGTGACAGTCATAGAACCTGCACAGACCCCTTGACAGGGGTCTTTTTTTATGGGATACTATATGTATTGAAAGGTTATTTGATGCAACTCCGTCCCCATCAGCAACGTGCATTTCATGCTATGCAGGAGAAAAACGTTGGACAGGTTATCATCCCTACTGGTGGTGGTAAGACCTATATTATGATCGCTGATGCTAAAAAACATCTGCGTGATTCTGGTTCGCAAACTATTGTTGTTGTTGCTCCTCGTATCCTCCTCGCTAATCAACTTTGCGAAGAGTTCATGGAACAGATTCATCATCGTGATGTGCATGTTTGTCATGCTCACAGTGGTGAAACTCATTACTTCAGCACAACTAAAGCAGACAAAATTGCTTTGTTCAACAACACTGCTCGCACAGCAGGTGAGAACTGCATCATCTTTACTACCTACCATTCTTTGCACCGTGTTGTAGAGAGTGGAATTGACATTGACACCATTTATTTTGATGAAGCACACAATGGGTGCGGTAAGCACTTCTTCACTAGCGTCTTTGCTACTGCTCAGTATGCTAAGCGTCGTTATTATTTCACTGCAACCCCTAAAACTGGTCGTGGTGTAAGTGTATCTCGTGGCATGAACAATTCTTCTGTTTGGGGTGGCACTTTGTGTAATGTCCCTGCACAAGAGTTGATCAAAGCAGGTGCAATCGTTCCTCCTAAAGTTGTACCTTTTGAAACGAATCGCACTCGCACTAAGCACAACGCACACGAGGTTGATGCTGACAATCTGAAGGATATGTTTGAGCAACTTGATGTATTCCAGAAACCTAAAGTTCTGGTTGCTGCTCCATCTTCTAAGGTTCTTGGCAATATGCTCGGACACACCGACATTCTTGAATATTTCTACAAGAAAGGTTATGACGTGATGCACATCACCTCTAAGTTTGGTGCTATCATCAACGACAAAAAAGTTGGTCGTGAAGAGTTCTTCCAGACTCTCACAGAGTGGGGAAGTGATGACACTAAAAAGTTTGTGATCTTTCACTATTCTATTCTCTCTGAGGGCATCAATGTTCCTGGTTTGACTCATACAATTTTGCTTCGTAATCTTCCCATTGTTGAGATGGCACAGACAATCGGTCGTGTTATTCGTGTTCACAAAGATGACCGCGCTGCTGTTGCTGCTGGCGAGATTCCTGCTGGTGCATTTCATCTTTACAAGAAATCTGAAGGCATTGTGACTATGCCAACAGGTTATAAGATGGGCAATGCTATTGCTCAGCGTCTGCAAAATGTGGTAAATCAGATCTTCATGGAGGGTATTCCTCCTCTTGCATATTGTTGATCATTTTATTTGTAACGGCATGGCACAGGTGGTCATGCCTACAAATAAAAATAACGATTTTTCCGCGTTTCTTCCGCACCTCTGTGCCAGTTGGACAAAGTGTCCACTACCCCTTGCATTTGACGGGATAACCTGTCATACTATGTTCATAGTCAAGCAATCAACCATGCGTCATTACACCAAAGCACAAGTTCTTGAGCAATTCCGTTACAACTGGAAAGTTGCAACGATGCAAAATCCTGCACTCAAAGGTGACACAATCGCTAAGCGTGAAGATTGGAACAACTTCACTGACATGCTTTGCAAGTGTGATGAAATTAGCATGAATCAATACAACAACTGGACTAATCCATTTTGAGTACAACATGGGTGCTGATCCCTTGGTCAATTATTAAGCACTATTCAATGACTTACGCCGATCTTCTCAAAGAGTTGCAGGAATTATCTCCCGAACAACTCAATCAAAAAGTCACTCTTTATTCTATTGCTGAGGACGAATTTGTTCCAGCATATATGACAGACAT